CGATGGGTTTCCGCCACAGGCCCGAGCGCAAGTTTCCAGAGCGTGGATTATTCACTGCCTGAAAATGCGGGGTTCCGCTCATGAGCCTGGTTGCTGAAATTCTGGAATATATCAAAACGGCCCCTGGCTCCAGCGCCGCCGATATCTGTGACGCGTTTCCTCAGTATCCGCGCCCAGCCGTTCAGCGTGCTGCTTATCGCCTGTACGACGCCGGATACACAACACGCAGCGGAGAGAAGAACAAATTTTTATACACGTTCAATGAGTCCCGTATCGAATCAGACGTTAAGCCGTTGCAGGAGACACGCCACGCTAAAGCGCTAATCCAGCAGGCCGGGGAACTTGAGCAAAAAGGGCTTTACCTCCGTGCCGCAACGGTATGGGCCGAAGCATTTGACGCATCACAGAGCATCACCGAGCGGGAGCAGTGTCTACGCCGTAAACGGAAGTGCCTGACCTGGGGCACCAGAGCGAAAAGCTCCGAGCGGATTTATGAAACCTCTGGCCGATTTGTGGGGTAACGATGAGATACGGATCAGTTTGTAGTGGCATTGAAGCCGCCTCAGTAGCCTGGGAACCACTGGGATGGAAGCCTGCCTGGTTTGCTGAAATCGAGAAATTTCCTTCCGCAGTACTGGCTACGCATTGGCCCACGGTTGCGAACTTTGGCGATATGACATTGTTAGCCCATAAAGTTGAGATGAATGAAATCGAAGCTCCAGATCTGATCGTCGGTGGAACTCCTTGCCAGTCCTATTCTATCGGTGGCAAGCGTAAGGGACTTAGCGATCAGCGCGGCCTATTAACACTTAAATTTGTGGAACTTGCGGATGCAATCGACGACAAACGCCGCGCAAGCGGAAACAAAGAAGCAATTATTGTCTGGGAAAACGTCACAGGCGCATTTAGCAGCAAAGACAACGCGTTCGGTCACTTTCTCGCAGGACTGGCTGGCGAAATTGAAGCATTCCAACCTGGTCCACGACCTGCAGTCGGTTCAAGTAGCAAATTCTGGCGCTGGGATAAAAAAACCGGTAAGCACATTCCGGTCTGGTCAAAGCGAGGTGTTGTTATTGGACGACAGCGCCGAGTGGCCTGGAGAACCTTTGATGCACAATACTTCGGAGTGGCCCAACGACGCCCGCGAATTCTCCTTATCGCAAGTGCTCGAAGTGACATCGATCCCTCCCAAATACTGTTTGAGTCCGATCGCGTGCGCAGGGTTAATCCCCCGTCAAAACAGACGCCCGTGCCTGTTTGTCTCACAGCCAGAGGTGCAGGCTCTCTCGATGATCGAGAAACTTACATTGTTACACCGGAACGCCGAATCAGGCACTTAATGCCTGTCGAAAATGAACGGCAAATGGGCTTCCCGGATAATCACACCCGCATTGCATGGCGTGGCAAAGATGCTGCTGAATGCCCTGATGGTCCGCGCTATAAAGCCATAGGCAACAGTATGGCTGTGCCAGTCATGCACTGGATTGGCGAACGCATTGCTGCCGCTATCCCGAAAGAGGAACCAGCCCCGCGCACCTGGCAGCGCCCGTTTCTCAAATGGGCTGGCGGCAAGTATTCGCTGCTCCCCGAACTCGATCGCCTTATCCCGCCAGGGAAGCGCCTTATAGAACCGTTTGTGGGCGGCGGTTCGGTGTTCATGAACTCTGACAAACACGCTAACTTCCTGCTGGCTGACGTCAACACCGACCTGATCAACCTCTACCAGATGCTGGCGGTGGCTCCAGAGCAAGTTGTAACCCATGCCCGTCAGATGTTCTCCCTGCTGAACAATGCAGAGAGTTACAGCAAGCTGCGCGATGAATTCAACAGCCAGTTAATGGCTGGCCCTGAACGAGCTGCTGCGTTGCTGTTTTTCAACCGTCACTGCTATAACGGCCTGATCCGTTACAACCTCGATCACCAGTTCAATGTCGGCTTTGGTAAATACCGCGCTCCGTATTTCCCTGAAAAAGAGATTCAGGCATTTGTCGGGATGGCTCACAACTGCGTTTTCCTGAATGCCGGTTTCCGCAGAACGTTGGCGCTGGCAGGTGAGGGTGATGTTGTTTACTGCGATCCACCGTATGAACCGATGCCTGGAACCAGCGGATTCACTGGTTATGCTGCTGGTGGCTTTAAATGGGCTGATCAGGTAGCTCTCGCGGAATGCTGCGTTGCTGCGCACCAGCGAGGGGCAACAGTGGTGATTAGCAACTCAACCGCACCTCGCGTCATCGAGCTTTATGAACAGCACGCTTTCGAACTGCATCACGTAAATGCCCGCCGCGCGATATCCAGCAAGGGCAGTACGCGTGAAACAGCAGTTGATGTTGTTGCCATCCTCAGAGGGCCTGCGCTATGAAGCTGACATTGCCATTTCCACCGAGCGTAAACACCTACTGGCGCGCTCCGAACAAAGGGCCGCTGAAAGGCAGGCATATGATCAGTGAAGCAGGTAGGCGTTTCCAGAGTGGCGCTTGCGCCGCAATCATTGAGCAACTTCGCCTACTGCCTAAACCGTCCAGCTCATTGTGTGCTGTGGAAATCCTGCTGTACCCGCCGGACAACCGCCGCCGGGACATCGACAACTATACCAAAGGGCTGTTTGACGCACTGACCCATGCCGGAGTGTGGGAAGACGACAGCCAGGTAAAGCGTATGCTGGTGGAGTGGGGGCCGGTAATCAGTGGTGGCAAGGTAGAAATAACGATATCGGTCTATTCGGGGGTAACTGCGTGAGGGCATTACTCAAGCCGGTAGTTATTCCAGAGCTGGGGTTGGTGGCGTTTCGCCCTAGCTCTCAGCTACTGCCCCATTTTCACCGGGGCCGCATGCTCATTGAAAACGAGCCTGAGCGCCTGTCAGACTTGCCCAGCGGTGAAATCCCACCCGCAGATCAGCCGCTGGCAGAGCACCCTGCGTTAAGTTCAGTATTCACTGATGAGGTGGTTTTACGCCGCGCTGGTGGCCTGTCTGGTCTGGAAGACTGGTTACTGCGTGGAAACTCCTGCCAGTGGCCGCATGAATCCTGGCACGCTGAAAACATTACGACCATGCGCCACGCCCCCGGCGTCATTCGGTTGTGCTGGCACTGTGACAACCTGCTACGTGACCAGCAATCCAGCGGACTGGAGTCTATCGCCCTGGCAAACTGTGCCGCATACATCCTCACAGCGGTTCGCCGTGAGCTGGGGTTTGATGATACCCACGCATTGACGCTGCCCGAGCTTTGCTGGTGGCTGGCCCGCAATGGCCTGGCTGATGCGATACCGGAAACGGCAGCACGTCAGGTGCTGCGTCTGCCAAAACCGGTTATTCACTCGGTAACCAGAGAGGCCGACATTGTGCCAACGCGCGGACCCTCTGAGATTGTGCAGGAAACAGCAAAGCGTGTGCTGGCGCTAAAGGTGGACCCCGAGACGCCGGAATCCTTCATGCTGCGCCCAAAGCGCCGCCGCTGGGAAAACCCCACATACACCCGCTGGGTTAAAGCGCAGCAATGTGCATGCTGTAACAACCCGGCAGACGACCCACACCACGTTATTGGACATGGACAAGGAGGGATGGGAACCAAAGCGCACGACCTCTTCGTGATACCGCTGTGCAGAGCACATCACGACGAACTTCATCGGAACCCTGTGGCTTTTGAAGCCAAATATGGCAGTCAGCTTACGCTGCTGTTTCGTTTTTTAGACCATGCGTTAGCAATTGGCGTACTGGCGTAAATCTGTGGAGAGATTTGATGCGTGATATGTATGAAGTGATGGATTTATGGGGAGCCTGGGCTGCTTCTGACAATAGCGGAGTAGACTGGCAACCAATAGCTGCAGGTTTTAAGGGGCTCTTACCACATGGTAAGAAGTCTCGGCTTCAATGTGATGACGATGAAGGGATTATGATTGATGGGTGCCTGACAAGGCTTAAGAAAGAAAAACCTGATGAGTATCAACTTGTAATCGCTCACTTCGTCATTGGGATTTCCTTGCGCACTATTGCCCGGAAACGCAAATGTTCGGATGGTACGGTAAGAAAGGATCTACAAACAGCTCTAGGGTTTATTCACGGCGTTTTATCAATGTTTGACGTCAAGATCTGATGTAATGAGTCGCTTTGTAAAAGGCGACTCATTCATTTGATATTCAATACAACTATTGAAAATCTTTTTCCTGCCTCAATCAGATAAAGTATGCTAATGCATAGGAAAAAAATAATCACATGAAATGTATATATAATCATGGATGCTTGTGAGATGAGGCAAACTACGCAGGAAACTATTAATGCCAATAAGAAAGTGCAAGTAAGAATTGTATCAGATATCAAGCACTTATAATGTCCAGTTTTAATCATGTTTATAACAAGCTTTTTATCCATTAAAGCTGTTATTAGCGACATGGAAGTAATTAAAAATCCCAGCAATGTACCTGCCAATCCGGTGATGACACCAGAAGCATTAACTAAAGCCTCGACCTTCACACCCTCTGATTTATACCAGAATAGTGTAACAACCAAAGCACTCAAAAAAGCTCTAAATAAGAGCGTCTTCCAGTGCACCAAAGTACCCATCTAACTCCTCCTGGCATTCGGCTTTCGCTGTGTCAATAATACCATACATAGTGAAATTAGGAGGGAAATAAGCATTTGTTTCAACAGATTGCCACGAAAAAATCCTATCTGCTATCAGATCAATTGGATGCTCGAGTCCATCTTCGAAAACATAAGCACGGGCTGTAGTTGCACCGCTCTGAACTAGATTTCTCAAAGTCCGTTTCAATCGGCCAGATAATCTTCCCTCTGTATCAGCTCTTCTCAAATCGACACCCATACTGATTTTCAAACTATCTGCATCAGAGTCTGACAACAGCCCTATGATACTTGTCCCAAAGTCATCGCGTGGATAAAGTTGAGGATTTGTAGGACGAGGTAAGGTGATTTCGATTTTCTTTAACTGAACATCGTTGCTCATTAATCTAGCAATAGCGTCAGATTGAAGTATTGGTCCAGCAGTAACACGAATGCCGGCTGTAGTACTTAGAAAGTTTACAAATTGATTAATGCTGCTTGAGTGGGAATTTTTATGCCAAGCAAGAAGGTTATTCTCTTCATAGTAAACGAAGAAGTTCTTTTCAATTAATCCTTCATCATCATCTAACTCAATTTCTTCTCCGTCCTCACCAATGCTCCCAACCTCGGGAATGTCGGTATTCCGGAATTTCCTAAACTGACCGCAAACTGAAGCTGGGTATCTATCGAAAACAAGGCCCCAAACCTCTCTAGGAAACCCAGTAATTACCAAAGATGTCTCATATTCTTCATCATGTAGGGCTTCAAATAATTCTCGTATAGAAGATACATTTTGGTTAGGGACCATATTTAGCTGAAAGAATTCGATTTTGTACGAACGTTGAGGCATTTTTAATCATCCCGCGAAAATCTATGAGAGGCTTCCTAATTACATAATTTAAATAATACGAAATGTTTAACGCGTACGCAAAAACTATCGTAACCTGTTAAGAGTGGTCTCATTGACACGAACTTAAAGAATTCTGCTAAGCCGTGATGCTCGTCATTGAATCCAATTTAAGCCCTTGCTAGTAATGAAATATCACATAGCAAGGAGTGTTTATGGATAGATGCAGCAGTTGCTCAGAGCCACTACGCGATTCACTGTACGAAGAAATTGAAGGTCAGGAGTACAAGTCCTGTCCTAAATGTTCAGCAGATGCTGGTCACCACGTTTATTACAGAATTGAAGAATTTGGTGACAGAGACATGGGAGATGGTCGTCATATTGTGCAATCATGGTGTCAGGCTTGCAGGAGTGAGCTGAAACCTTCGATTCCTCCATCGTTCACATGTGAATAAATGAAAGCAAATTCTAAGGCTCGCTTCGGCGGGCCTTTTTTATTTCTGGCCTCGGGAATCACCCACAACCTTCACTTTTACGAAAGCGCCCGAAGGCCAGATCTTCAACCAGCACTGCATCTCGGACTACCGAAGGTGAGAAATCCGAATCTAATGTTTCATGAAAAAAATTGCGCTTGTCAGTGAGTTATCAGAAAGGTGGGCTACACTTCCACTGCATGTCTTGTTATTAAAAACAAAAAATGCTCAGTAAATGGTGAATCCCCCTAAGCGGAGGGGCATAACTGGCGATCCTGTAGTTGTATATGCATGCGGAACGTTGCAGTCAGTCGACGTTTCACCGGGAGGCACCCGGCACCATTCAGAGATGCTTTACCTGATTTGAAGCCTGTTCGTCCGAGCAGGCCATTTTTTTATCGTAAAGCCGCTTTTTGGTTTTCAGAGTGCAACTTCGTACGGTTATGAGAGCGTCCATGAAAGAAGGATTTTACTGGATTCAGTTTAACGGGCTGGTTCAAATTGCTTTGTTACTCACTGGAGGCGCAAGGGATGTTGAACGGGATCAAAAAGCACGTGACTACTGGCTTATTGATGGTGGGGTTGAGGTTGAACATGGAGACAACGTCAAGGTTGTTTATGGGCCTCTTGATATCCATGTTTAGCATCCTTGCTAACAAGCATCGATGTTTACCATTGAGCATGCACGGTCAATACGCGTCTTCTAGTAAGGACTGTTCAAAAATGGGTTCTCTTTGGGAATGTTATATGGATAGTCAGAGGAATTAATGAGTAGCCACAAGACTGCTTCGTAAGCCATTGAATCCTCGACATGCATATCCAGTTCGTACAATTCTGAGAATTCTTTCGCTACTTCGATCATCAGAGATTTTCGGCATAGTAACCTGGGTGGTGAGGACCTAAGAATTCTCAGAGTCGCTCCCCCGATAATTTCAGCTTCGCTTTTCATAGATGCCCTAAAATGTAAAAAAACAATCATGGCAGTTTTTTATCTTTTGCCACAGACAAATATGATGTTTTTTTGATTCAGCGATGCCCTTATTTTCCTCATCACAAGGCTGCCATACGGAGGCCTTTTTTTAATTCCTTCACACAGCACTTCCCAAATGCGGAGCATGCTACGAATGGTAGAAATCACAACTGGTGTGAGCTACGGTTTCGCCTGAGCAAACGGAGGGTTATGGGGGCTCCAGCTACTGGCTTGGTCGTTATCAATAAAGTCTATGAAATCAGACCCTTGACGTTATATTAATGAAACGATTACATTATTTTTGTGGTGAATCCTCCTGTGCGGTGGGGCATTACTGGCATCCTTTGAGTTTATATGCATGCGGAGCGTTGCAGCCAGTCGACGTTTCTCCGGGAGGCACCCGGCACCACATGATAGAAGTCTTTTCCTGATATTTTACAGCCTGTTCGTCCGAGCAGGATTTTTTTATTCTATTCAGAAGGATGAGCAGAAAACGCACCGCAGCACTCTGGATGGAAAAGTTTTAGCGAAATTCCTTTATCACTTTTTGCAGTGCTGCTTCATAGAGTCGAATTTCTTCGACTGAATTGCTGGTTTTATAAATGAGATTGTACTTTTGGGTAAGATGTTCAATCAGCATACTTCTGCTGATTGGTAATGTTGAGCCTGAATGAAGGATCTCAAAGAAAGCTCTGCCGATGATGCTGTCTTCATTTTCCATTAATTATCCGACAGAAGAAAAAATCAGCATGACAGTATCTCTTAATAATTGAAAGAATTATTACGGCTTAACAGTTAATTCCATCCGTTTTGAACGTTTTTTCATTCTCAGGCCCCGGACAATCGGCCCTTACGCCTCGTTGTTAATTGTAGTCCGAGGGGCTGATCTTCCCTTTCTCACATCGCACAGCACTTCCCAAAAGCGGAGGTGGAGTATGTATCGAATGGACAAAATCACAACTGGTGTGAGCTACGGTTTTGCCGGAGCAAACGGAGGGTTCTGGGTGCTCCAGCTACTGGATAAAGTCTCGCCCTCGCAGTGGGCAGCATTAGGTGTTCTCGCAAGTATTCTTTTTGGTCTGCTGACATATCTGACCAATCTTTATTTCAAAATCAAAGAGGATCGGCGAAAAGCCGCCAGGGGTGAGTGATGGCAAACAGGGCAAAGCTTAGCGCGGCAATGTTGTCTCTCATCGCTGCAGGTGCATCAGCGCCGGTACTGTTTGATCAGTTCATCAGCGAGAAAGAAGGCAATGCGCTGGTGGCCGTTGTTGATCCCGGTGGCGTCTGGTCACTGTGTCACGGCGTAACGGTCATTGACGGTAAGCCAGTCGTTAAAGGCCAGCGTACAACGGAAGCACTGTGCAAGAAGGTTAACGCCATTGAACGCGATAAGGCACTTGCATGGGTAGACCGAAATATCAAAGTGCCGCTAACTGAACCGCAGAAAGTAGGTATTGCCTCATTTTGTCCGTACAACATCGGGCCAGGTAAATGCTTCCCCTCAACGTTCTACCAGCGCATCAATGCTGGTGACCGCAAGGGCGCATGTGAGGCAATTCGCTGGTGGATCAAAGACGGGGGCCGCGACTGTCGGTTAACCAAAGACCAGGCGAACGGCTGTTACGGGCAGGTAGAGCGACGGGATCAGGAAAGCGCTTTGACTTGTTGGGGGTTGGAACAGTGAATAATAGGATGAGTCCATGAAGATAAAATTTGAATTATCCACCGCGCATTTCGCCGACGATCTTCACCCTTCGCATGGTCCTCAATTCTGGCCGTGGTGGCGTTTAATTTCTTTCAGCGTTGTTCGTCAGGATATCCGCTCACCATCAACTGGACGGCGCATGTGGTTTTATACCCGCTGGGGTGCTGGCTATGTGGGTGTTTATATCGACAGGCGCGCAATTCGATGAGCCGCTTAACAGCCATTATTGCAACTGCCATCATCCTGCTGATTCTCTTGCTGGGATGGGGTGTTAATCATTACCGCGACAATGCTCTGAACTACAAAGAGCAGCGCGACAAGGTAACCAGCGCGCTGACGCTGGC